CATGTATTGGAATGCTCCACATGCACTACTGGAATAAGACTTGCGATAATATGCACCTGCTCCACCTGTTTCTTGAGACAGGATTGCATTTGCAAGTCTTGAGATTATTACCCTTGAATCTACTCTTGATTTTAAATTTAACATTTTGCTATAAGCGGGCATTTGAAAAGTTTTTCCAGAGGAAAGATCATTAACTAAATAAACTTCATTACTAGAAATGCTTTTATTATTATTTATATCTATATTAATAATATTTTTAATATTAACTAAATTAGTATATTTATTAATATATAATATATTTTTATTATACACTATTGCTTCTTGCATTTGTGCTGCATGTGCGGGATTGATGCCAAAAATCATTGTGATAATACTCACACCAATCATTACCCATGCTGTTCTTATCCTTGTTTTGTTCTCATTGTTCATTTTGAACCTCCTTGAGGAAAGAGTAGTAAAATCTATCGTATCATGATATACTGGGAAAAACAAGTCAGGAAATCAATGAAAGTATCTTTTACTGGTGCTCCAGAGTATATGGATCGCAATGTAGGCTATGGTGAAGCATCATTTCACGTATATAATGAATTTACTAAAAATGGAATTGAATGTTTAATTAATTCTGCAAAACCAAATATTGGTATAGCATTTTCTCAACCACAAGATTATAAATTTGGATTAAATCAATTTAAAATCGGATACACCCCATGGGAATCAACAGATCTTTATGTTGGCTGGGATCATATTTTTAATAAAGTGTGTAATGAAATTTGGGCAACATCTGAATGGGTAGCTCAAATATATAGATCTAAAACTACAACTCCTGTATTTGTATATGAGCATGGTATTGAAGATGAATGGATTCCTAAGAAAAGAGTTTTAGATCCTTCCCGCCCTTTTAGATTTTTACATATTGGTGAGCCAGCAGTTCGAAAAGATGCTCAATCAGTAGTCAACGCTTTTATTGAACTATATGGCGATGATCCAAATTACGAGCTTGTTTTAAAATGCAGCAATTTAAATACAACAAAAATTTTTGACCCAGTTACAAAAGCAGTAATTGGTTCACCAAATGCATTTTATAAAAATATTAAAATTATTGAATCATTTTTATCGGTAGAACAAATGAAAGGTCTATACGATTTATGTGATGTATTTGTTTATCCATCTTGGGGAGAAGGTTTTGGTTTTAACCCTTTACAATCAATGGCTTCAGGAATGCCAACTATCTGCACCGAAGGCTGGGCAACATATAAAAGATTTATCATTATGCCATTAGATTCAGATTGGCACCCATCTCCTTGGCAACAAACTCACCCTGGCTCTATGTTAAAACCAAAATATGATGATTTAAAATTTTACATGAAAGATGTTGTAAAAAATTATGAAAAATATGCAGAACAAACTTATAAAAATGCATTTTTAATTCATAAAGATTACAACTGGGAAAAAGTTTCTAAGCCAGCTATTAAAAGGCTTCAAGAAATTGAAAAGCAATATTTCAATTAAAAAAATGTGCTACAATTAAGTTCTAAATTCAATCTAACTAGGAGAACCAATGTCTAATACTATCGAAAATCCATATGAAAATTTTATTGCTTTATCTCGATATGCAAGATGGTTAGAACACGAAAATCGTCGTGAGACATGGGGTGAAACAGTAGATCGTTACTTTAACTTTATGGTCTCAAAGTTAAAAGAAAATAATAATTATTCTCCTGACCCAAAGATTGTTGCAGAGTTACGTGATGCAGTATTTAATCGTAATGTAATGCCATCTATGCGTTCTATTATGACTGCTGGTCCAGCACTAGAAAGAGAAAATGTTGCTGGATATAATTGTTCATTTATTCCAGTTGATAATCCTAGATCATTTGATGAAGCAATGTATATTCTTATGTGTGGCACTGGTGTTGGTTTTTCTGTTGAATATAAATATGTTAATAAACTCCCCGTTCTTCCAGAAACATTAGACAAATCAAACACAACAATTATTGTTAGTGATTCAAAAGAAGGTTGGGCTAAAGCTTATCGTGAACTCCTTGGACTTTTATGGGCAGGACATATTCCTCAAGTTGATATAAGTAAAGTTCGTCCTTCAGGTGCTCGCTTAAAGACAATGGGAGGAAGATCTTCAGGACCACAACCATTAGTTAATCTTTTTGATTTTACAATTAAAGTTTTTAAAGGAGCACTTGGTCGTCAACTTAAGCCAATTGAAGCTCATGACATAATGTGTAAAATTGGAGAAGTTGTAGTTGTTGGAGGAGTTCGTCGTTCAGCATTAATTTCTCTTTCTAATATTAATGATATTGAAATGGCAGCAGCAAAAGCTGGTAACTGGTGGGAATCAAATGCCCAACGTGCTTTATCAAATAACTCTGTTGCTTATTCTCGCAAACCAGAGATGGCACAATTTATTTCAGAATGGAAGTCTTTATATGATTCAAAGTCGGGCGAAAGAGGTATCTACAATGTGGCAGCAGCCCAAGCTCAAGCAGCAAAGTACGGAAGACGTAGTGCAGATATTCACTATGGAACTAACCCTTGCTCAGAAATTATTTTACGTCCTTACCAGTTTTGTAATCTTTCAGAAGTCGTACTTCGTGAAAAAGATACAGTTGAAGATGTTGCTAATAAAGTCCGTCTTGCAACAATTCTTGGGACATGGCAATCAACTCTTACAGACTTTAAGTACATTCGTAAAATTTGGAAAGACAATACAGAAGAAGAGCGTTTATTAGGAGTTTCTCTTACTGGACAGTTTGGACATAAGTTCTTTTCTGGACAAGAAGGATTAGATAAACTCGGAGATGTTTTAAGCAGACTTCGTGAATATGCAGTTACAACAAATATTGAAGAGGCAGAGAAAATTGGGATTCCCGCCTCAGCAGCAATTACTTGCGTTAAGCCTTCGGGCACAGTATCTCAATTGGTCGGGGTGTCTTCAGGAATGCATGCATGGCATTCAGAGTATTATATTCGCACAGTTCGTGGTGACAAGAAAGATCCTATCACCCAGTTCTTACAAGATTCAGGTATTCCTGCAGAAGATGATGTAATGAAACCAGACGCTACTACTGTATTTTCATTTCCAGTAAAAGCACCAAAAAATGCTATTACAAGAGATAAAGTTTCAGCATTAGAACAACTTGAAATTTGGCTTGTTTACCAACGCCATTGGTGCGAACATAAGCCATCTGTAACAATTTCTGTAAAAGAAGATGAGTGGATGGAAGTAGGTGCTTGGGTGTACAAGCATTTTGATGAATGCTCAGGAATTTCATTTTTGCCATATTCAGAACATACTTATGTACAAGCTCCTTATCAAGAAGTTAATAAGGCTGCATATGAAGAAATGGTTGCAAAGATGCCAAAATCAATTAATTGGGCTGCTTTGTCAATGTATGAACTTGAAGATAGTACTACAGGGACACAAGCATTAGCTTGCGTATCTGGAGAATGTGAAATTGTTGATATTGGTCAAAACTGATATAATTTAATTTAAGAACCCCTGTTTCTACGGCGAATACGTGGCAGGGGTTTTTCTATGAATTAACAAATTAAAATGCTATAATCAATACTGAAATACTTTAATATAGAGGTGTGTCCGTGAATCAAAAAGAAGTCAACTATAATGTTATTCAGGGTGATTCATTCACTTTGAGTATTACCTATACAGACTCAAATAATATTCCTATTGATTTAACTGGATATACCGCAACTATTGAAGTAAGAGATAAGCCAGGCGGTAAAATTGTTTGTGCAACGGGAATAATTGGAAGTGGAATTACAATTCCAAATCTTCAATCAGGTATCATTCAAATTAATCTACCACCTTCAATGACAAAAAACTTTGTTCTTCCAAGAAGTGCTTATCAAATACAACTTACCAGCAGTGGTGGAATTGCTCAAACAATTCTTCAAGGTTGGCTTTTAGTTGAACCAGGGGTGATTATGTAATGGCAGAAAATGTAACAGTTATCAAACAAGATAACATTGCTAACATTTCTTCTACAGGAGTCCAAGGTCCTCGTGGAAGCATTATTTATAGTAATGTTGGTACACCAAGCTCAACTTTAGGAGTTGTTGGTGATTACTATATTGATTCTGCTTCAAAACAATTTTATGGGCCAAAAACCCAAAATGGCTGGGGAACACCAAATTTTCCAATTGGTGGACAACAGATCTACATTGGAACAACTACACCATCAAACACAATAGGATATCCTAGTGATATTTTTATTGATTCGTCAAACAATACTGTTTATACAAAACTAGGTGACTCATGGAATGCAGGACAAGTTCTTGTAAATCCATCAAATTTTTCTTATATTTACGAGCAGCAAACAAACAGCACGACCTGGCATATAAACCATAACCTGCATTATCGCCCAAATGTGCAAGTCACGGATTATGGTCAGAATAATTTAGAATGTGATATCACGCAAATTGATGCAAATAATATTGAATTAGATTTCAATACACCTGTATCAGGCTATGCGTATTTATCATAATCAAAAGGGAGAGTAACAAAACATGGCAAAAACGTTTTTAACAAATATTAATCTTAAAGGAAATCAGCTATTAAATGCTGTAATCCATTCAGCATCATCTGCACCATCAATTTATAATGCAGGTCA